AATAGTAGTTTTTGGTCAAAATATACTACAGATGGTACAGGTGAAACTAAGAGTAATAGACGAATTGGTGTTGCGGAAGCCGGTGTATGGGAAAAGGTAGAATATACTTTTAAAGTAGATCCAAAGTGGGATTTGGAAAAAACAATCCATTTTGGTGTTCATAATGATAAAATGGTGCATTGTTTGCTTCGTGTTTATGGTCAAGGGGGTCCTGAAGGAATATTGTGGGTAGAGGATTTAAAACTTACATTTGTTGATGAGGATGTTCAACCAGAAGTTGATATGGTATGGACAGTTGATAATTTTCAACCTGGAGATAAATTAAAAGTAACTGCCAATAAAAAAGTAGGAACAAACGATGAAGTTGATATAGAATCAGGGTATGGATTTATCTCAAAAGTAGAGTATAAAGGTGCGATATATAAAACTGGAGATCCAGATGTTGACCATTATATGGATACTGAAACAAACACACTTCAAACTGTTCAATTACCAGGAAGTTGGAAACTTGCTGAAACGGGGGCCATTAGAAATAAGGGAAACCCAGAAATAAATGAAGGTGTACCACCAGTTTTAGAAAAATCAGAATGGATATGGCCAGTAGCAGATGGTATTGGTAATGAAGAATCATCAGCAACATTTATTTGGACTGCAAATAACAATATTGTTGATTTTATATGGAATTATCCAGATCCATCTTTACGAACTGATGCAGTTTGGCCTGATGATTGGAGTAATGGGTTTTATAATTTTAATTCAGGGTTAAACTGGGGAATAAATTGGCATACAGGATGGGTAGGACATCACGCTAAATTTGTTCAAAATGAAGGTCGAGATGGCGAAACTTGTATGAAGTTTATTGACCAAAATTCTATATTTACTTCTCCAAACCATGAAACTTATACTGGAGATTATCCTTCTTGGGACGGAATTGGCGGGAATATGTCAAATACTGGTGGAGTAGATAGTTTAATACATCGACCAATGTGGCTTTCACAAACTTTACCACATACGCATCTCGCCCAGGGTTTTCAAGTTGGAGATAAAATTAGAATTTCGTGGAGACAAAAATCAGACACGGTAGGTAAAGGTGCACAGGTTGGATTACTTCATTATTCTGTTGATGATATAGGTGCAAATACACGAACTATGACTTGGGGATCGTCGGTAGATGTACATCACCCAGCACCTGCAGGTCAAGAAGCCACTTGGTTAGAACCAAGTAATCAAGATTGGTTAAATTATATACCTGTTGCAGTGGCAGGTGAATGGGAAGAGGTTAGTTATGATGTTGTGGTTGATGAAGATTATGATCTTTATAGTCCATCAATGCTTTATGTATATGGTAATTATGGTCCCGAAGGAATGTTATGGGTAGAAAATTTACGAGTTGATATAGTTCTTGATACTGATACTATAACAATAACTCCTGTATTTGGAGATTTTATTGGAGAAATCTCAAGTGTTGATGTTGATGGAAATACAATTACTTTAACGGATACTTATGAAAATTTGGCACAGGTACCTAATGAATCCAATCTATTAGGTGGTTATGAGCCTGATAATGATGCAAATATACGGCCATGGAGTACATTTAGTGATTTTTATGTTGATTATACTTCATCACTTTCTAGTGAATCGCCGATATTTGGGTCATTAAGAGGAGAAATTAATAGTGTAAGTAGTGATACTATTACTCTTGTAAAGTCTTGGAGTGAACTTGCAGAGGAGGCTGGTCATAATCCAGATGAAAGATATCCACTTACTTTATCTGATATGCAAACATGGCCCGATGATAACCCAAATGGATTTGAAAAATGGTTTATTCAGTATCCAATGGATGAAAGTGTAGATTTAGGTAAATTAGTTAGACAAGGAACAAATGATTTTAATTTAATAAGTAATTTTAAAGTTGACCAAACAACTTATCCAGAATATCCATATTCACTTGTATATAAATTATATGAACCACTTTCAGATGTAGTTCAGGAACATGATTTTATTAGTATAGTTAGGGAAATGATTCCTCCTATAGAAGAAACTTGTACATTAATTCCTTTTATAGAAGAGTGGATAAGTGATACTGTACTTATTCCTCCTGAACCATTTGATGTTAATAGTCCAATAGGAACAAACCAAACTGACTTTCAAAGTTATGAAAGTTTAACAACAACCGATGATGAACTTAAAAAGAGATTAGAAGATGAAGTTTTAAGTGGTAGTTTAAGTACAGATATTAATATAGATCATTCTCAATTTTCAAATTTTGTTCGGTTTGGTTCAGTAGAGAAACGAGTTAGAAATTTTAAATATAAATTAGATTTAATAGAACAATATACTGATAGAAGTGCTTCTTTGTCTGGTACAAGTGGATCATCCGCTGGTATAACAGGTATAATGGCTGACCCAGTAGCAGGTGCTTATATAAGTGTTTCGGGGTCAAGTGATTTAAATTCACCATATCAATTAATTAGTGGTTCATCATTACAAATAGACCATTGGGAAAAACAACGCCGTGAAACTATTAACAAATTTGATAATTTTGAAAAATATATGTTCAAACAAAGTTCATCGTATTCAAGTGAATCTATTGGTATATTTAATGATAATGCATGGCCAAAAGTATCTGGGGTAGGAAATTATTCAGATCCATATGTTCTCGCAAGAACTACACAATCAATAGCAACTAATTGGTATGCTGATCAATTAACTTCTGCATCAGTTTATGACAGAGCGAATGTAAATAGATTAAGAAGACATCTTCCAGAATTTATTATAGAGGACACTGAAAATACGGTATTTCTTAATTTTGTAGATATGATAGGTCATTATTTTGATGATATTTGGACATTTATTAAGGCAATGACAGATACTCATGATAAAAGAGATAGTCTTTCAGAAGGTATAGCAAAAGATTTATTAAAACCTATAGCACAATCTCTCGGTTGGGAGCTTCGAGACGGAAAAGATTTAGTATCATTGCCGAGATATATATTTGGAATGGAACAAACTGGATCTGAAAAGCCATGGGTATATGCTACCACTCCAGAAAGAGATATATCAAGAGAAATATGGAGTCGTATTATAAACAATATGCCATATTTCTTAAAGACAAAAGGAACATCACGGGCAATTAAAGGTTTAATAAGTTGTTATGGTATACCATCAAGTATGTTACGGGTTATGGAATACGGTGGACCTAAATTAGCTGGACAATCACCCGATTTTATGATAACGAGAAAGTTTACCAAAGCTTTAAATTTCTTTGGATCAACTAAGAATACTTATGTTCAAAATGATACTTGGGAAGTAGTTACACTTGGAGATGGGGCAACCAATAGAACTCCAGATACGGTAGAATTTAGATTTAAAGCCGTGACTGGTTCAGACCAAGTATTAGTAAGACGAGGTGATGATTGGGCAATTAGATTAAAAGACAATGGTTCGTCAGATAGATATGGTAATGTGTCTTTTATGTTGAGTGGTAGCAGAGGATATCAAGAAGTTTCATCATCTGAATTGCCCGTTTATGATGGAGAATTTTGGTCTGTGATGCTAACAAGAGATTCAGCATCTGGATATCATTTATCAGATAATAGTACAAGTCAAGATATTGTTTATAGTTTATATACTAAAAAATATGATGCAGGCTTAAGTAGGATTATGTATGAATCATCAAATTCATTAGTTGTTTGTGGTTCATTAGGAGCAATATCAGAATCTTATAATGCTTCTTATACAGGAAGTGCTGATACAATTACAATAGGTGGTCCAGAAAGTGATTATTTCGGAGAATCATTTAGTGGTTCTATGATGGAATATAGAAATTGGACAACACCATTAAATGAGGCCTCGTTTGATAATCATGTAGCTGCACCAATATCATTTGATGGTAATCATTTGTCTGCATCTTGGACAGATTTAGTTACTCGATATTCGTTTGACGATGATAAAGATTTAAGTGTGAGTGCAAATAAGTGGTTTCAAGATGTAAGTGCAGACCAATCATTTACTTCATCTGCATCACCATATAATTATGATGCAGCCGGAGTAAGTACTGCAAATCATTTTTCATCTGTAATTGATGAAATTAAAATGAAAGTTCCTAACTTGGGACCAAGTGGCAAATCGGCTAATAAAGTAAGAATTGAATCTGATTCATTGATAGATAGATTTAGTCTACCGAAATTAAAATTTGGAGAAAGTATAGTAATACCAGCCTATGATACTGCCCCAATAGACTCTAACAAACTTGGTATTTATTTTTCACCATCAAAGGCAATAGACGAAGATATTATAAGTTCAATGCCAAATATTGATTTTGATCAATATATTGGGGAGCCGTATGACCAATACAAAGAACAATATACGGGATTAGTAGAAGCAAGAAATTTATACTGGCAAAAATATTCAGGACCAAATAATTTTTGGGACTATTTAAGATTATTAAAATATTATGATCATTCATTGTTCAAACAAATTAAAGATTTATTACCTGCCCGTGCAAATGCAAATGTTGGTATTCTTATTGAACCCACTATACTTGAACGAGATAAGATTGTTATTGGAAAGAAACCTACATTTGAACCTGAACATTGGTTTGCAGATATAGACCTTTATTATGTTTCTGAAAGTTCAGAAAAACACTTGTATGAGAAAGAGATAAATTGGTCTAATGAATTTGGTATTAGTCCACATACACGTGAAACTGGTTCATATGTGTCAGCATCTTCCAATTATATACCATTAGAATCAGAATTAAATTTTAGTCATCCATTTAGAGTGAATTTTCATACTAATGAAAGTGGTTCATTTCTTTCAGCATCTTCTTATTACACTCCATTAGAATCAGAATTAAATTTTAGTGATCCATTTAGGGTAAATTATCATACAGAAGAAAGTGGTTCATTTCTTTCAGCATCTAGTGAATATACCCCATTAGAAATTAACATGGGACATAGTGATCCATATAGAGTGAATTGGTATACAAAAGAAAGTGGTTCATATGTGTCAGCATCTGCTATATATGAAGATATTAAAATGGGATTAAATCTACATGATCCATTTGAATATGATAATATGAAGCAAGAAAGTGGTTCTGTGGCAAGAGTAACAGCAGATTTTAGTTCATTAAACCCAAGATATGCATTATCAGAATTGGCATCAGATACGGGATCATTTGTATTGAAACATATTTTAGAAAGACCTGCATTATATGATATAGGTGATAGAGATGAAAAAGGGTGGTATGGTCAAGATTATTATAATGCAACTATACAGGCAGGAAGTCAAAAGTCTATTCGTGAAGAAGTAGTAATGCCACGAGTAGAACAAAATGTATTGTCACGTTTTAATTATGAAACTGAATATTATTATCTATCTAATTTAAGTGCTTCTTTAGGAAAATATTCTACATCTACTCTTGTATTATCTGATTTAGATAATCGATGGGATGAAGCACTTGGAACTGATAGACTTTTCTATAGGGGGTGTGTTCAAACTGATAGATCAACGGTTTCTGATGTAAATAAAAGATATGAAGATAGGACACCGGCAGTAGAGGTGATTCGTACATCACCATCAAGATTGGTAACTACAGATTCACCAGAAACTCCATTAGATGTGACTATACCGTAAAATAAACAATAAAACAGACAAAAATTAAAAAGGATTATATTTATAAGTGAAGAATAACAAGTTTTAGTATTTTAATCTTATAAAAGAGTCCAAATTTTTATTACTTAGGAGAAAAACAAATGGGATATTTAAATAATACAACGAGAGTATTAGACGCTATATTGACAAAGAAAGGTCGTGAAATTTTGTCAAGTGGTGGTTCTGGAGGATTAGGGTCCTTTGAAGTTACTAAGTTTGCACTTGGTGATGATGAAATAGATTATGGTCTCTGGGACACAACTCATACATTAGGATCTACATATTATGGTGCAGTACTTGATAATTTACCAGCACTTGAACCATTTAATGATCCGTCTGAAATTATGAAATATAAACTTGTAACAAGGTCAGAAGATACTGAAGCGATGGCCCAATTACAAGATAAAAATGGTACTGTATCAAATTTTTGGCAACCAATGCTTGCATCTGGTAGTGCAGTTGGATCAACTGGTTTAAATTGGTGGTCAACTCAGGCCGATGGTGGTGCTGCTAATCGAGTTCGGGTAGTAAAGCATGGTGATGGTCAACTCGATGGATATGTTGCATCTGTTGGAAGAGGAAAGGTATTTGGTGTACAGCATTTGGATAATAAACAATATGGTGCAGTGGACTATGATGATTACAAAAATGAAGGATTTACTATAACTGTATTAGATTCAACTGTTGCATTTTTAGCACCAAAAGAAGCTGAAATTTCATATGATATTCCCTCTTCAGTAATTAACCCATATCCATTTTATATTAAATCTTCAGATAAACCGAATCAAGATTTATGGTTGCCTTATGTTACTAGCGTTCAGCATGTTTCACAAACTATACGAAATTGTAAACTGCATGAAAATGAGTTTGTAAAGTTGCAATATAACCCTGGTAACCAAAGTTGGCAAAATGGAAATTGGAGACCGGGTACGGGACCAGCCAGTAAAGGATTGGCAATATATCCAAAAAGGATTGCATCAAATAATTCTCCTGCAAAAACTACTATACTTATTACTGGTGAAACGTCAGGAGCAACCTTTGAATATGATGTTACAGTAACATATGGCGAAGGAACTGGTTGATAATAATTGGAACTTTAAGGCTTTTATATTATAATATTTTTTGGGAATAAAATATGGGATTTATAAATAATACTTCATACATATTGAACGCAGTATTGACTAAAAAGGGCAGAGAATATCTTGCAAAAAGTGGTGGTGAATTTAGTATTACAAAATTCGCATTGTCAGATGACGAGATAGATTATACCTTGTTTAATACAGCACATCCATTAGGAACAAATTATTATGGTGCAGTATTAGAGTCTACTCCAATGATTGAACCAAATGTTGATCCGGAAGTAGTAATGAAGTATAAATTAATTTCGATGCCGATAGGAGCTAAAACATTACCTTTTATTACACTCACTGCACCAGCAAGTGGGTATGTAGGTGACGCGGCATTAAAGATGAATTTTAATGATGAAAATAGTGCTAATCCTTGGATACCTTCGATTGTTACAGTAAACCCATCAACTGAGGGAGGATCTGATGCATTTGCTGAAGAAAATTATAGTTTTTTAGTATTAAATAAATTTGTGGTTGATATTAGGCCAGGGGTAGGTGTTTGGGACGAACTTTCACCTACTGCTGGTGTGAGTTATGGTGAAGAAAGTGGTAGAACGAGTAAGAAAGTAGTAAGTCGAAGAGCGACAATTCAAACTCAAGTAGTCACATCTTCAGATGTGTATAGAGAAACATCCATTATAATTACAGGTCAAAAGTCGGGAGCAATTTATGTACTTCCCGTAAGAGTTGAATTTAATAATTATGAAGTACCGTAAAGAGGTAAAGTATGGGATTTATAAATAAAGATACTTTAACATTAGACGCGATTCTTACTAACAGAGGTAGGGATTATTTAAGAACTGCAGTATTTGGTGAAAATCAAAATGGTGAACACGTTATTACGAAGTTTGCGTTAAGTGATGATGAAATAGATTATGGTTTATGGGATGAAACACCAAGTGGTTCAAATTTTGTAAAACTTTATGGTCAAGTAATTGATAACCAACCGTTAACAGAACCGATGGTTACTGATAATGAAATTATGAGATATCTTTTATTTAAAAATTATATAGTTACTGGTGGAACACCAGAAACACCTATACTTACTCCACCAGATGCAAATTTTAATATGTCAGCTGTCGTTGGTTCAAATGGTTAAGAAAGAATATGGGATATATAGATAAAACAAGTTTAACTGTAACAGCACATTTTACTAAAAGGGGCAGAGAAGTTTTAGCAAATGCACTTTCAGGATTTATTGATGATTCTTATGTG